GGCGCACCGCGCCACGCCTCCGTAGCTCAATGGATAGAGCAAGGGCCTTCTAATCCCGAGGTTGCAGGTTCGAGTCCTGTCGGAGGCGCGCTTCCCGACCGGTCGGAGTTACCAAATCGACGACCGAGACACCTAGCGCCGTGGCTAGGCTGTCCAACTCTTCAAGCTGCCAGGGGCGCTTTCCGGTCCATCGCTTATTGATCGAAGGCTGGGAAATCCCCAACATCTGCCCTAATCGCACCTGGTTATAGCCTGCTCGCGCTGCTTCCGCACGGACGTTTGCCGCAACAACATCGCGCGTTGTCACCTGGTTTGCCATGGTCGGCATGAACTGAATAGCCATGCATCTATGCTATTCCATCTCGGCATAATCTGTAACCGCGTGGACGCAATTCACGAATTCTTCTCGTTTGCAAACTATTCCAAAATAGATTAGAACCATAATCATGAGTAGTTTCAACGACATGGTTACAAGGGAGGTCACGCGATACATGCGCGCGACCGGCCTCTCACAAACCGCGCTTGGCGCTGCATTAGGAATCCGACAGGCAAGCGTCTCTAAGCGCATCCGTGGGAGCGTGTGTTGGACCCTCTCAGACTTGGATCGCCTCACCGCCGCCGGTGTACCGATCACCCTGTCTGCAACGACGCTTGAGAAGGATGCATCATGACGTACCGCATCGACTGGATTCAGTTCTTGGCAGCTATTGCCGCCATCATCTGCTATGGCGCGACCATTGCCGCGTGCTTCATGTTCTATGTGCCGTGGCCTGTGACGATCCCGCTCATGACGCTTACCCTCACGGCGGCGGGCGTGTGGTCGCACCGCCGCGATCTGCATGAGACCGAGGGCGGTGCGCGATGATCTCGAAATCGGACGCGGCGGTTGTGCGGTCGCTGCTACGCAAGACGCAGGCGATCAGTATGCAGCTTGCCGAGGACGCTGATGCTAACTCTACGAAGCGGATACCTGCCCGCGACCGCGCGCAAATGATCAAGCTAATGCACTGCTACCTGACCGTTGCAATCCGCTACATGATGGAAACACAATCATGATGGCTACACGCGATAAGACCTGCTATTGCCACAACTGCGAGACATCGTTCCATTACCTTGGAATTGCGAGCCATCGCGCGCTACATCGCCGCCGTCATGAGGATTGTGTCATAACGTTCACAGGCGGCACAACAAAGATGTGGAAGTACTCGCACCGCAGCGATAAGAGGCCATCATGAGCGCCGCCGCACTGTCGTGGACTGAGGATGAGCGCAGCGACTTCATCGCCGCCGCGAAGGCAGCGATTAAGGGGCCTCGCGCAGAGGATGCCGCCTGCGCACGCGCCGCGCTGCTGTCGCCGCGACGGGGTGGGCGGCTGAACGCTGGCATGGGCCTCACGTCAATTCTCGCTGCGTTGTCCCGCGTTGGTTGGGGCCCGCTGCGAGGTAGGGAGTTCGCGGCTTCGCGCGCTGTCCTTGACACGCTTGCCCTTCTCGCTCACGACACGAAGAGCGATCTGTCAGCGGTTATCCAGACGACGGCGCGGCAGCTCGCGAAGCGGGCGGGCTACTCACTCAAGCACACCTCTCGGTGCCTGCAATGGCTCGAAGACGCGGGCGTCATCGAATGGCACAGGGGTGGCATCCGCACCGGCGCGCCGACGCCGGGCGTCGTCAAAATCATCAAACGCACCCTGGTTAACTGGGTGCTCTCGTTCCGCTCGGCATCGGACGCCGAAGACCGCGCGCGTAATGCTGCGACGCGCGCTCGCCTGCAGTTCTACCGCATTCGCCGAAACAATCAGCGCCCCGCCGCGCTCGCTGATTCCCATGTGGACATGAGTTCGCCCCTTCCCTCCTTACAGGAAGAGGGCGCGTCTGAAGCCGCGCCTCGTTCCACCTGTGAAGAGATCATTTCGCAACCCACACCTAAGACGGAGACCCCCATCATGACGAAGTATCACCCCGCGTACATGCGGTACATGGCGACGTACTGCGATCACGGACAGCCCGTTCCCGAGCGGTGCAACGCGTGCAAGTACGAAGCAATCATGCGACAGCAAAGCGTCAGGGACACAGAGGAAGCCGCCGCAGCGCGGCGGCGCAAAGAGGAAGAGGAAGCGCAACGCGGGGCTACCGGTGATGCCTGGCCTGCCGCTTACGTTGAGTACATGAAACAGACCTATCCCGAAGCGAAGCCCTACCAGTGGGCACGCCTCAACCTGACCGACACCAAGGCTAAGGAACTGATCAATGGCTAAGCTGACCACACCACGCCCGGACGCTCGCGCCGTCATCGCCGACATCGCAGTCGATATCGAAGCCGCCGCGATGCGAGCGCACGAACAGCTAAACGGCTTGCACCCGTACAGTATGAGCTCATCACAGTTCAAACTAGCCGGGCTTGCCCTGCAGATCGCGAGCCTGTCGCAACAGATACGCGCAGAGATCGCGGCATCATATCCACCGCCGCCCATGCCGACCGCCGACGACATGCGAGGTGCGCGCCATGGCCAGTGATGCGATGACCGTAGCCGTCAGCGTCCCTACCGGCGGCAGGGAGTTCTACACGCCCGCCGCGCTTGCCGAAGAGCTGAACATGAGCGTGGATTCGCTCAAGTCGCTGCGCTCTGCAGGGGGTGGCCCCCCCTTCGTGAAGATTGGCAGGCGAATCGCCTACCCGGTCGTAGGCGTGAGGATATGGGCCCTGCAGCGCATGACGCAGGGAGGGCACGCATGAGCCAGGCACACGACTCATGGCGGGCGCTGTCAGGCCGTCAGCGCAAGCGACTGACGCAAGTCATCTACGACCGAGACGCTGGCATCTGTCACCTGTGTCGCCTGCCTGTACGTCGAGAGGACGCGAGCGTTGACCATGTTATCCCGCTCTCGAAGGGCGGGCCGTCGACGATGGCTAACCTCAAGCTCGCTCATCGCCGTTGCAATAGCGCGAAGGGTAACCGAGTGTGGACAGGTCGCCGTCGCTTCGTCGTCGACGGTCTCGACTGGTTCGAGAGTCGACGCGCCGCCGATTTTTCTGAGATTGATACCTCCGTTCCACCCCGCGCTTTAGTGCCGAGATCTCTTCCCCCAAACAAAGAAAAAAAGCCCGAAAGGTAGCCAAAAACGATGAGCGCAGAGACCCTGTTTGCCGTGCCTGAACCCGCCCTAAATCCCGGTACTTTGTACGAAGAAACACTGAAAACCGTGGAACTCATCAAAGAAACGCCCGAAATCGCGCGAAGCCTGGGCGGACTGTGCGCGCTCGCTCTAAAGCTCGCACTTGAGGCCGATAACCTCGACATGAACGAAAAAGCCTACGCGCGCGTCAAAGTGTATGACTCGCTCGCCGCTGTCCTCGACAAGCTCTACCAGGCCGTCGACACATCCGGCGCGGCGTCCGGTAGCCAGCTCGCCGCTGTCCTCGACCTCGTCATCAACGACAACGCCGACCCCGGCAACGACCTATGAGCCTGCCGCGCCCGTTCCACGTTCTCCCAAAACCGACGCACTGCCCGCCGCCTGACAGCGCCTATCCGCTCAATGAGGGCGGCGAAGTCGCACGCGTCGCGCTGCTCATGGGCATCCGCCTGCAGCCCTGGCAGCGCCTCGTCCTCAACCGCGCCACGCAATACAGGTGGGAGACGAACGCGCTCGGGCAGCGCATCCGCGCCTACAAGTACAAGACCGTGCTAATTACCGTCCCGCGCCAGTCAGGGAAAACGACATTGGTCGGACCGTTGCAAGTGTTTCGGATGCTGCTTCGCCCTGGCTCGAAGAGCCTGTACACCGCGCAGACAGGCGCAGACGCCTCCGAGCGCATTCGCGAGCTCATCGACGCCGTCATTACCTCGCCGCTGCGAGAGATCATCACTCCCAGGTACTCATCGGGCAGTGAAGGCCTCACGATCAAAGAGACCGGATCACACCTGCGTCGCTTCTCGCCGACGCTGTCATCTGTGCACGGCGGGCACCCCGCATTGGTCACGATGGACGAAATCTGGAAGTTCGACCGGTATCTAGGCGAGGGCCTTATTGGTGCTATCGGCCCCTCACAGGTAACGATCCGGCAAGAGGCGCAAATCTGGCTCATATCAACCAAGGGAACGGCGCGCTCTGAATTCATGAACGACCTGATTGAGAAGGGGCTCACCGGCGCTGACCCGGCCCTGTGCTATATCGAGTGGTCCATGTCCGAAGGCCTCAACCCCTACGACCCGGAAACGTGGAAGACGTTTCATCCGGCGCTGGGTAACACGCAGACCGTCGACTCGCTCGCCGCTGACACCGGCCTGTCCTATGCGGAATGGATGCGTGGCTATATGAATGTCATTGTTGCGACTGATAACCCGCTAATCCCGCTCGAAGACTGGGACACCCTCGCAGGAACACCTCTCACGCGCCCATCGCTCAACGATGTCACTATCGCGTACGACGTTGGAACTCTCTCTGAGTGCGCCGCCGTCGTCGCCGCGTGGGTAGACGCAGACGGGAAGACCGCTCTTCGGGTCATACGACAAGCCCCTGGTTCCGCATGGCTCGCGCCCTACGTCGCTAAACTCGCCGAGAAATACCCTGACGCCGCAATCTGGGCAGACGACGGAGGCCCAACGAGGCGCGCGACCGACGACCTACGCGAGCGCTTCGGACTCACCGACCGGATTCGGCCCATGCGCTTCACGGAGCGCGGAATTGCAGACGCCGCGCTCCTTGCAGCGATCACCGAGACGCGCAGCATCCGACATGACGGATCAGTGTCGCTGCGCTGCGACATCGCGAACGCTGTCACCAAGGAAACCAACGGGACGCCGATCTTCCACCGTGATAAGTCGACGGCACCTATCCCGGCACTCATCGCCGCGTCGGTCGCCGCCTACGGAGCCGCGCACCCGCCCGAACAAACCTGGGTGCTTCCCTAAACGCCCCCTATCCGCACCTCACCGGCGCAATACTTGGCGCGCGCGCCCTAGGGGCGTCAGACTCGCGGCATGACATGGACAGAACGCACCC